TCGTCAATGCCGAGACGCTGAACGGTTCAATGCAACCGTCTGCTGCTTCTTCGAGCGTTCTCACTTTCGCAAGCGGCGACTGCTTCCATGCCGTGACCGGACGATACTGGATCGAAACAACAACTGATCCGACAACGACGACCGACACGGTAGTCGTCTCAGTCACCGAGAGGAGATGATGATGAAGACACTACGAAAGCTCGCAGCGATCTTCTGCGCTCTTGGAATGCTCGTTCCGTCCGTCGCGATGGCGACGTTTGGAAGTACGTTCGGCGGCAATGGGTATACTTACGCTGCGATATTTAGGAGCGGTAACGGTCAATGGAAGTCACCGGATGCTTCTGAAACCCTAGAAGCATTCAGCTTGGTAACTGATGCGATGACTGGGCTATGGTCCACCACGCCTGACAGTTCTGGGGCTGACTCTTGGATGAGTGAAGGACAACTTGGAGTAAGAGAAGGTGATCGAATTAAAGACTTGTTCTGCATGACAGTCCATCCGATCGCTGGAGCAGACGCATCGACAGAAGTTATATTTGCGACTTACGTAATAGCCGAAGACATTGCGAATGGTGCGAATGTTGGTGCTCAACTTGGTACAGATTGGGTCTTCTGCACCGGAGGTACTTGCGATACTAGAGTCGTCGGGGATAACAGGGTGACGGTAAACGATGGTTCAATAATTAATTCCAGAATAGATGCAGACGGGTTCTTGCTGTTCGGATTCAAGAGCTACACGGCAGGGGGATATTCGGGTGTTGGAAGCCCGGTAAGTTGCACCCTAGTGATTGGGAGAGGCTGACATGATAAGCGTCGGAATATCGAATCCTTCTTCTTGGTCGCCAAGCGCGTCCACTTCGACTCTGCTCGCGCTTGTTCTGCCGATTCTCAACAGCTTAGACACAGATGGTTCTTTGGAACTCCTGACCTCGGCTCAAGTAGATATCAACGTCAACGAGGAAAGTTCACGCACGACAGGTGAGGAACTCCTTCCAATCTTGATCTCCTTGGTCGGGGCGTCTTTTACGGTCAGCTTGATCGGCTCAACGATCACCATCGAGGCAGCATGAGCAACAATCCTCCCAGCATTGACGACACGGAATCCGAGGTTCCGATCTGGGTTCGTTGTCCTTGCTGCGAGGGATTCATCTGCACGCTTCACGGAGTTCATTGCGAAGACTGCGAATGTCCGACGGCAGACAAGTTCGAGGACGATCCATACACGACCTTCCCGAGAGACGCGAAGATGATGAGAGCGGAAGAGGTTAAGCGACGATGAGCTTGGTCACGACTTCAGAACTGACAACGCATATGCGTCTCTCTGCGGCTCCGAACGGTGCAGCAGCATTGATCTCGACTGCTGAAGCGGTCGTTGCTTCTCATCTTGAAATCGCCGATCCGGCATCGGGAAGACTTCCGCTCTTCGAGCATTCCGTCGTCGAGAGATTCAAGCCAGTCCGAGACAAGCAATGGCTCGAAGTCTCGGGAGGACCGATCTCGGGGATTGATAACATCTACACCGTAAGCGGAACGACCGTCACGACCATCGGGAAGAATCCGATCTTCCAAGGATGGGCAGCAGGAAGTCACGACACGAACGGAGGACTCTACACGTTCGAGCAAGGTCGAGAATACGTTGTCGAGTACCGGACCGGATGGGCAGGAACGGACACGGCAACCGTCTACGACTTCAAGAACGACGGGAGTTTCAGCCTTCAAAGCTGGACGAGCAAAGATAACTCCGACGTTGCGACCTCGAATCTTGCAGAAGGCACGACGACTCGGATGCGCTGGACGCAGACCGACCGTCACGAATGGCTTCACTCTCCCGGTTCTCTAACGCTCTCGGGGAGCGGGCTTCCGTTCGTGACCATGCGTCTCGGGTTGACGAATACTCCGACGCTGAACGACTGGGAAGTTCTCGTCGAATGGAAAGCAAGCGGTTCCGATTCGTTCTATTCCGAAGCCCGCTCTGCTCGATTCGCGAAACCTTTCCGCGTGACCTCTTCCGCTGCTGATCCGATGTCGGTCCTGACTCTCGACATGACTCGCGACACGGAGGGCAAAGGATTCGAGGAGACCCAGGGACTCGTCCAACCGACGCAGACTCTTCGTCGCTGGATCGACGACACGATCACGGACTTCCGCATTCAACTCTGGGCACCGATTGACGTAGGAACTTCGATTGCAGCGGAGACGCTTCCTGCAATCGACATCGATTGGATTCGCGTCCATGCGGGTCTTGCTCCTGCTCCCGAGCGGGTCAAGCGGGCGATTCTCATAACGGCAGCATCGATCTCGACGGGAAAGGGAAGCGGCATTCTTTCGGAGAGCATCGGGGACTACTCGGGCACGTTCGCTCCGGGTGAAGCAAGCGAGATCATTCCTCCCGCAGCGAGAGGTCTTCTCGCTCCGTATCGGAGACCGAACTGGTGAGCATCCAAGATCTTCTAAACACGGCAGTCGATCTCAAGCGATTGACGATCTCCTATGGGGACATGGGAGGAACGACGCAGACCCTTTCGGTCTTCGGCGCATCCGTTCCTGCCCGCATCTCGTCGTCCGTCCCTGCCGAGGTTCTCGCGGGTCCGACCGAGTACGCCGAAGCGACTGCGATGATCTATGTCTTCCCAGGCATGGACATACAGAGAGAGGACGAAGTTCATCACGGCTCGACGGTCTACGAAGTTCTCGGTGTTCGAGACCCATCGGTTACGAATCACCATCTCGAAGTCGTCGCGAAGGTCAAGCAATGAGCGGCCCGAGTGGATTCGATACTAAGGTGACTTGGAACGGGAAGAAAGTTCTCGCCGAAGCGTTGGTCAAACTCAAGCGCAACGGGGAGATCGTCGGCATGATGCTCGAATCCGATGTCGTCGAGAGTCTCTCGGTCGGTCAACCGACGCGAAGATCTGGATCGGGAAGGAAGGCAAGACTGATCGGTCTGGAGCCTTCTCTTCCCAAGGAGCCTCCGAGGGTTCTTCACGGACTGCTCCGCAACTCGATCTCGCATCGGACGCAACTGCATCGCGGCATTGTCGAAGTCTATGTCGGAGCCAATACAAAGTATGCGCGAGCATTGGAACTCGGAGGCAAGCGCAGCGGAGTTCTCGGAGGACTCAAGGCGAGACCGTTCTTGCGTCCTGCCGTACATCGCAACCGACTCAAGGGAACGAATATGCTGGTGAAGGGATTGTTTAAGTGATCGACCTCGCCAGAGCAATCATTGACGACCTTCGCGGGGATGTGACTCTCGGAGCGAAGCTCGGAACATTCATGGGACATCCGGCAGTCTTCGGAGCGTCTCCCGTTCCCGAGAATACGGGGAAGCCATTCATACTCACGACGAGCGTCTCGGATACGGTGATCCCGGTCAAAGATTCGGTGATCCGCGAAGTACATCAAGACGTTGCTATCTGGGACACGGAAGACGGAGGATCGGCGAACGTCGAATATATCGCCGAATACCTTCGCGAGAAATTGCGGGCACCGTTTACGGTTCCAGATTGGAACGTATCGGTTCAGTCGGTTGACGGTCCACGTATCGCCGACTCGGAAGACCTTTACGGAAGAGTTCTAACGGTGAGAACGGTTCTCGACCGATAGATCAACACGCAGGAGGAAAGCAAAATGGCAGTAGATGGAAATGAAGTCGGAATCATTATCGGCTCCGATCTGATTGGTTCTCAAAAAGGTGCGTCGATTAGTCGGACGGCAGAGATGCTCGATGTCTCGACCAAGGCAGACGACGACGCAGCGTTCATCGCAGGGAAGCGAACGATGAACGTCGAGTGCAATGCGTTCTATGTGACCGGGGATCCCGCATACGTTTCGCTCGTCACGGCATACGAAGCAGGAACATCGGTCACGATGATCTGGTCGGACGATGCGAATGCGGTTACGCCCGCGACGGTCAAGACGGCGAGCGCACTCGTTTCGAGTCTCTCGCTCGATGCTCCCGCGCATGGTCCCGCAGAGATTTCGATCTCGCTGCAGGCAACGGGTAACGTCACTTGAGTCTGACTGCTGACCAACTGCGTGGTCAAGTTCGCATCTTGGTCGATGGCGAGGAGAAGATTCTTCGCTTCGACCAAGGTGCGTTGGCTCGACTCATCGATGCTCTCGGTCTCCAGGGACTCTCGGAACTTCCATCCGCAATCTCTAGTCTCGACGCTGACGTTCTTCGCCAGATGGTCTGGGCAGGATTGCTCTGGAACAAACCGGGTCTAGAGATCGAGGAAGTCGGATCATGGTTCTTCCCTCTCCTGCCGACCTATCAAGCAGCGGTTGAGGGATTGAATCTCGCTCTATGGGGAACTCCCGAACCCGAAACGGGTGACGGAGGAAGCGACGACAACGCGGACCCTCCGATAGGCGAGAGTGGAACTTCGCGGAGGCTAGACGCATAGGATTCGCTCAATTCGGAATCGGGTTCGATGAGTTCTGGAAGTTCACTCCGTTCGAGTTTAACGAGATCGCAAGCGGTTTCGAGGAAGTGAGAAAGGACAAGATCGAACTCTCGAAAGCGGAAGCTTACTGGATTGCCGCACTCGGTAGAACGAAGCGTCTTCCTAACTTCGATTCATGGATGCGACCTCCGAAGCCGGGTCGCGCACTCGAAGGCGACGAAGCAGAAGAGCGAAAGAAGGAACACGAAGAGTTCGCGTTCCGGTTTGAAGAAGCAATGAAGGAAAAGGAGAGCGAGCATGGCGACTGAAGTCGGCAGTATCGAAATCGCTCTTCGTGCGAGAATAGATAAGCTCGATGCGGATCTGAAGAAAGCAGAAGCAGTATCGAAGAAGTCGGGCAAGAAGATCGGTCAGAATATGAAAGGTGCATTCAAGTGGCTCGGAAACGTCCGAGTCAAGATCGGTCTCGTTGTCTTTGCGATGGCACAAATGGCAGCGATTGGCGGACTGAATCGGATGATTCACTCGGCTATCGACGCAGCAGACGCTCTCGGCA